TTAAAGGGAGAAAGCAGACTGCCGCGGCGGCGCGCGGGTATCGGGGTAAAGCCAGGGGAAAAAGTGCCAATGGCTGACCGCCTGACGCGGCGGCTTAAGGCGAAGCCGTTGCAGCACCACGCAGAGCAGGACGATCAGCGCCAGCATCATGCCAGGTACATGCGCTAACAGCACGCAGTAACCGCACGCTTCCGCATGGTCGACAGGCATCGTATGAGGCGTATCGCCATGATGCGCGTCCATCGACATCATGCTCATGTCATGATGCATGCCCGGCATGGCACTCATGGGATCTTTCTGCAAGGAGACGGAGATAAGCGGCGCTACCACGATCAGCAGGATCGCAAACAGCGCGGTCAAGGCCGCTGCGCGTTTCCAGTTGTGCTGATGCAGTACGTTGCCCACTTTCCCTCCATTCAAGAGGCAAGCATTGTAAATGATTTATGACAAAAGGGTTAATGCGAGAGGTGCGATGCGATAAAAAAAGGGCCGGCCTTTCGGCCAGCCCTTTCTAACAGGATGTCGCTTAAGCGAATCTTAGTTCAGACGCTCCTAATAACACCCTTTCAAAAACATACGCTTACCATATAAAACAACTAGTTAAGTTAATTTTTAATGCAGCGAATTGTAGTGTTATGCAACCTCTGCCGCCATATTGTCGCCAACATAGAGAGAAAGAGGATTGAGAGAAACGGCTTGTTCTAAATGGTCAGGAGCAAAGTGCGCGTATCTCATTGTTTCGCGAATGTTGGAATGCCCGAGGATTTTCTGCAGCACCAGTATGTTTCCGCCGTTCATCATAAAGTGCGCGCCAAAGGTATGACGTAGCACATGAGTTTTCTGTCCTTCCGTCAGCTCGATATTTGTGAGCTTAAGCATCTTTTTAAATTCCTGATAGCAGGGTTTAAACATCCTGCCCTGACGTTCGGCTAACTCGTCATACAACCATTTGGGAATGGGAACGGTGCGATTCTTCTTACCTTTGGTTTTTGTGAAAGTCAGTTTGCAGGGTGCGAGCTGTGGCCGCGTCAATCTCTCGGCTTCACCCCATCTTGCGCCGGTGGCAAGGCATACTTTGACAATCATTGTTAGATCCTCTTTGCCGTATTGCTCGCAGGCTCGAAACAGCTCAGGGATTTGAGAAAGAGTTAACCATGACATTTCTTTCTCGGCTTCTTTGAATACGCGTACCCCTTCCAGTGGGTTGGGTAAACTCCACTCCCCTAACCGCCGCAACTCATTAAAAACAGCTATAAGATATTGCTGTTCACGATTCACGGTTATGGGTTTGGCGACCCATTTCGCCGGGTCTTTATGATATCCGTTGTCTATTTCACCACGGAGTCGGCGGTCGCGATAATGAGCCCAATCTTTAGCAGTAAAGCGGGATGCAATAGGGTCGCCCAAACCATTACAAACGATTTGTAGTTTTGCCAACCGCGACTTACTGGCGACCAAAGCCTGACCGTGTAGATTATGCCAAAGTTGAATAAGCTCGCTTAGGCGTCGGCGGTCTTCTTTCTTGCCGAGCCACGGCTTATCCTCACTTTCATTCTTCGTAAATGTTTCGAATGCCTCGGCCTCACCTTTTGTATTGAAATGCCGACGTATACGCAGCCCTTCTCGACCATTTGGATAGAGTTCGCATAACCATTTGCCATTTTTTTGCTTACTTACAGTCATGATTTCACCGAGGCAATTCTAATTATTCACAAAGCGCTGTTGCTGCATCCATTACCGGATCCAAAGGTATTTTTACGCCTTTGTAATGTGGGCTATCTTTCCAAACAGTATCAATATCACTCCCCTCAAGCTTTCCAGACTTTACGCCATCAATGGCAAGGCCGTTCAATGGATAGCGGTCATCTGTTGCTTTGTCGTAAACAAAAGCATATCGACCGTTCACACAAGACACCGACGCTTTTTCAAAAGTCAGTGGCCAGTCTTCACCAAACTTAGCCCCGTCTAAATCCTGTGATTTTTCGGCGGATGAAGCGCCAAAAGAAATAGTCAGAAATAAAGCTAAAAAAAGTTTATGTTTCATAAATTCCCTTAAACGTGTTTTTCCAAAGTAAGCACTACAGCTCCGGCAGGAGTAATATCTGAAATATTGCATTCAAATTCAGCAGACTTATTAGACAACCTGACTTTCCCGCCGGGCAAACGAATAACATCAAAAACATCAAGAGCGCCGTCGATATCAATTAACCAACGCCCATTACTTATGTTTGAAGCCGAACGGTCGACAAGCCAAGAGGAGCCCACACCTTCAACAAAAATCAATTCATCTGAGTCAGGCGGTATCATCGAGGGGTCTGGATACCATGCGCCAGCGTCCTTAAGCTCGCCAGATTCAAGGCGTGATTTTTTAACTGAATAATTTGATATGGCCACTTCCTTGTTAACGCGCATTTGCCCTTTGCCGGTTGCTAACCATTCCAGCGAAACACCGGTATCAAGAGCACAAGTAACAACTACATCGCCGGGGAAAAAATCACGCCGTACCCACGTGCTAATCGTTCCTGATGATATACCGAGTAGATCACCAAGCTCTTTTTGCATAGAGAAACCGTAAGCATCAAGGATTCGTCTCAGAACAGGTTTACCACCTGAAGCCATGACCTCTTCATACAACTCCTTACCCTTGAGGGTCGCACGCGGGGAGTTTGCTTTTGCAAGTTCACCCGTTACCAACCATCCAATATCTGCGCCCGTTTCGATAGCACATTCAACAAACACATTGCCCGGCACGCTATCTCTGGCAAGCCAACTGCTTATGTTATTGGCATAAATCCCAAGTTTTTCACCAAGCTCCTTTTGCGAGCTAAGTCCATAAGCCGAAAGGATTCTTTCGATAGCTGGTGCTGCCCCGTCTCCAAATTTAGCCATGTCTCGCCACCAAAATTAATTTTTGCCATTGCAAAATTAAATTTCGCGAACTAAAGTGACGTTTACCAACCACGATGCACATCAATGCAGTTCACTACAATCAACAGGAGATAATGCGATATGTCAGATGCAAAATCAATCTCGACGCACGACTCGCAAAACTCACAAAATCAAACTGTGCTGTTAGACCCGACTCAGTTTGACGCCATCGTTACAGCAATGCTGCCAGCCCTGCAGACAATGATTCGCTCTGCAATGTCCGACACCATGACAGTGAAAGACTTTGCCGCCACTCGCGGCGTTAGCGAGCGTCTGGTCTGGCAATGGCTTGATGAGGGCATTCTTCTTAAAGCTCCGACCAAAGACTTTTCCAACAAAGAGGAAGCCGGTAAACGAAGCCGTACCCTCGTAAACGTAAAAGCATGGCGCGACAAACTGACTCAACAAGAGATTGATTGTCGCTACATCGACCAGCGCACCGCTCTTAACTGAATTTGATTATGCAAGTTAGAGGGAACTTAACCATGTTTGATTTTCAGATTTCCAAACATCCCCATTATGACGATGCGTGTCGTGCTTTCGCTCAACGTCACAACATGACGAAGCTTGCCGAACGTGCGGGAATGAATGTTCAGACGTTACGTAACAAGCTCAACCCGGAACAGCCTCACCAGCTCACACCACCTGAGTTATGGCTGCTGACAGACCTGACCGAAGACTCAGCCTTAGTTGATGGTTTTTTGGCTCAGATTCATTGCCTGCCATGTGTACCGGTCAACGAGCTGGCAAAAGACAAATTACAGTCTTACGTCATGCGTGCTATGCGGGAACTCGGCGAACTGGCCAGCGGCGCGGTCTCTGATGAGCGTCTGACCTCTGCCCGTAAGCACACCATGATTGAAAGCGTTAACTCCGGTATACGCATGTTGTCTTTGTCGGCACTGGCGCTGCATGCACGTTTGCAGACCAATCCAGCAATGACGAGTGTTGTCGATACCATGAGCGGTATTGGCGCGTCATTCGGTCTGATTTGAGGTGCTCATGCTGAAAAATGAACCGTCATTTGCGTCTTTGCTCGTTAAGCAAAGCCCCGGCATGCACTGCGGCCACGGCTGGATTATTGGCAAAGACGGCAAGCGCTGGCATCCGAGCCGCTCACAGGCTGATTTACTGGCTGGCCTGACCACCAAAAAACAGGGGGAATCATGGCTATCGAAGCTGTTTCCGCGAATGTTCCGCTAAAGGCAGGCGCGCGTCTGGCTGGTCTCAACCACGTAGCTGAATTACGTGCGAGATATTGGGGTGATAGCTGGAAAGAGGTTGAGCGTTTTGTCGATGATATGCGCGATAAACGCGATCCACAATTTGAAGAAAATACTCGGGCGCTGGCCGCTATTTTCTTTCTGGCAAAAATACCGGCGGCTCGTCATGAGCTCGAATTAAGTGAGCTGACTACTGACGAGAAAAAGGCATTGATTACAGCGATGAATCATTTTCGTGCAGTGGTGAGCTTATTTCCAAAACGGCTAACCATGCCGAACTAATCCAAACAGAAATTTAATGGCGTAAACCCGCCGGGCTTCTTATTGCCCGAAATCAGGAGAGTCAATTATGCGTAATACCGAAACCCGCAGCTTTCACACCGATAGCGATGCACTGGCCGTACTGCTGACCGATGCCAAAAAAGAAGAGCGTAAAGACCGAGCTCTGGACGTTTCCATGCGTCTTGAGGCGCTGGCTATCCATATTACCAAAGAGGGTATGAGCGGCACCGAAGCCGCCGAACTGCTGCGCCGGGAAGCAATCCGCTTTGAGAATGAATCACAGGAGCTGCACTAATGGCCGACGCAATGGATTTAGCACAACAGCGTGAGCAGGAAGACCGCGAGCGCCACATCAGCAACGCGCGCAGCCGTATCGCTGCGCCCTCTCGTTTCATATGCGAAGAATGTGAAGCACCAATCCCGGAAGCGCGCCGCATTGCGATTCCGGGCGTGGCTTTATGCGTTACCTGTCAGCAAATCGCCGAACTTAAATCGAAGCACTACATGGGGGCGATATGACAATCAAAAATTTGACCGAGGAAAGCCGTTTAACCAAAGAGCAGTTAATAGCGCACATCACCCAAAGGCTGGCGCGGATTAAGCCACATTCACAGGTTAACGATAACCTCCGCAATGAAGCACTGATGAATAAGCGCGTATTGGAAATCGCACTGGCAGCACTGACCGCGCCGGACTACATTCCGCCTCACGTACTGGAAGCGATGAGCAATATGTGTGACGGGGGCTTTAACGCGAAAGGAATTTGGGATTTATGCCGGGAGTCAATTTTGCCCCCTGAGCCTTGCCCTCGTTGTGGGACAGTATCAAGCAGACCAGACGGTGCTCATTATTGCCATGCCGCTGATGCATAACACTACGGTTGCTTATGCTTATCCGTGGAATGCCCCACGGTCGGCAATAGCCAGCCCGTATCTTACTTATGACCAACAGCATCGCCGCGATCGTATGTTCGCGGCTTTGCTGCATGCGAGAAAGGTGCTTTCTCTGCAGCCTGAGTGCGTGCGTTTTGATGTATACCGCACCGCTGCGGTGTTGGAACAAAATCAGGGCAGTCAACGAGCCAATGCTTTTTTAATCAGCTTCTGCAAAAAGGCATTGCCGCGTCTGGAACTGGTCGCAAAAAAATACGAGTGCGCGAGCATCGACAGCAAAGTGTCAGCCGCTGTTTTCGGTGGTCATTTCGATACTGAAATCATGCAATATCTGGCGTCACGTATGGTCAATATGGTTGCCAGATATAACCGCCTCCCTGATATGTCGCGTGCAGATATTGACCTGCTGGCCGCTGATATCGCTAATTTCATTCGTGCTGAACTGGCTGACAATGATGACGCTGGGTTTAGCGAGCTTAAAACGCTGTATAGCTGGTATATGCGCGCCGGTTTTATTTCTATGCAATTTAACGTTACCCCGCCGCATTGGGAGCGAGTGACAAAAAAGTATGTCGGTCAGGATGAGATAGCACCGGCAGTAATGCGCATGTTTAATGAGGTTTGGTGGCGTGGCCGTCTGCGACGCATTGCGGCGTCATGGCGCGAACATCTGCAAATTGCAGTCGGCAACGTCAGCAAGAAACGCCACGCCTACGCGAGTAAAAACTGCGTGACAGACTGGCGCGAGCAAAAGCGCCGCACGCGTGAATTTCTCAAGGGGCTGGATCTCGAAGACGAAGACGGCAACCGCATCAGCCTTATAGAAAAATACGACGGGTCTGTCGCTAACCCTGCGATACGCCGCTGCGAGCTGATGACCCGCATCCGTGGGTTTGAAAATATCTGCAATGATCTCGGTTATGTCGGGGAGTTTTACACCCTGACCGCGCCGTCTAAGTATCACGCCACAACTAAAGCAGGCTACCGTAACAGCAAATGGAACGGAGCCAGCCCGTCGGACACACAAAGTTATCTCACCGGACTTTGGGCGCGCATTCGCGCCAAGTTGCACCGGGAAGAAATTCGCATTTTCGGCATCCGTGTTGCTGAACCTCATCACGACGGGACGCCTCACTGGCACATGCTTATGTTTATGCTGCCGGAAGACGTTGAGCGTGTGCGCCTCATCATCCGCGATTATGCGTGGGAGGAAGACCATCACGAACTGAGAAGCGAGAAAGCCAAAAAGGCACGCTTTCACGCCGAGGCGATCGACCCGGAAAAGGGCAGCGCTACCGGCTATGTTGCTAAATACATTTCAAAAAATATCGACGGCTATGCTCTCGATGGTGAAACCGATGACGAAAGCGGTGAACTGCTTAAAGAGACCGCTCCAGCCGTTTCAGCATGGGCGGCGCGCTGGCATATCCGTCAATTCCAGTTTATCGGCGGTGCGCCGGTGACGGTCTACCGAGAGTTGCGTCGTCTCGCTGATACCGAAACCGCGCACGGCCTGAGCGTTGAGTTTGCAGCCGTCCATGATGCCGCCGACGCTGGAGATTGGGCTGGTTACGTTAATGCGCAGGGTGGTCCGTTTGTTCGCCGCGATGATTTGCAGGTGAGAACGCTGTACGAGCCGCGTACCGAGTTTAACCAGTATGGTGAGGAAACGGTCTGCATCCGTGGCGTATACGATGCCGCTGTCGGTGCCGGCACTCCGATTTTAACCAGACTCACGCAATGGAAAATTGTGCCGAAGCGTGCCGTTGATTTGGCCGTTGACGTTAAGGGCGCTCCTGCGCCCTCTCGGAGTTCTGTCAATAACTGTACGGGAAGCGAAAGCGATCCACCGATATTGGATTTAACAAAACCGCTGAGTCGGCATGAAAGACGAGAGCTGGCGAACCGACTGAGGAAGCAAAAACCATCAACACGACGAAAATTCATCCACGGAACGGACGAACAAAAAGCAGCTTTGTCGAAAACTATCGACGAGGTACAGCTCACAACCGGCATCACCATCAGCCGGGGCGAAGCCCTGCACCTTATGGCAGGTGGTAAGAGTTGCTTTAACGGTAAATGGTTGTGCGGAACGGCTAAGGGAGAATTATTTTCCGCAGCGCCATCGCTTCAGGCTCAAGCCAGGCGAATACTAAGTCGCGTTGCCGATTTAGCGGGAGCAGTAACAAAAAATGGTAGTTAATATTCATCCATATCATGCACATACAACATTCACGCGTTTTTTTTCTCTTCCCATCTTTTGCTAATACGTGATACTGTACAAACATACAGTAAAAACTCTATGGGAGGGATTTCATGGTTGGCGAACATTTCAGCCGAACTCAGCAAAAGTGGGCGTGCGTGCAATTTATTGCCGAGGTATCTCTGATTGCAAACTGCAAACCAACAGACTTAAAGCTCGCGCTCACTCTCATTGCGGATCTTGCAAACAGCGAAAATAACGAAACCGAAGATGATATTTTTTATAAGGCTGAATAGTTTATGAGAATCAATATCACGCTGGATAAAGAGCAAAAAATTAGCCAAACGACGTTGGATGCACTTGAGGCTGAGTTGTACCGCAATCTTCAACCTATTTACCCAAAGACTGCGATCCGCATTCGCAAAGGTTCTGCAAATGGTGTTGAGCTAAGCGGTTTGAAACTGGACGAAGATAAAAAACGAGTAATGGAAATCATGCAGCAGGTATGGGAGGACGATAGCTGGCTGCATTAACAAACTCCGCCGGTGCTGAAACTTGCTTTCAGTGCCGGTGGCGTTGAACAACGAGCCCTGCGAGGCGTTAGCTTTTCTGGAGGGGTTATGGCGGGTCATGACTTGGATTTTCAGGTGGTCTATCGGGGTGAGAGCTTAGAGTATTACCGCCCCGGAGGGTGGGTTTTCTTTCAGCGGCCTAAAGAGTGTGGCGGCGGGTACTGGTTAGGACGCACTTATGATGGCGTTTTTATGATTGAGTATGAGCGACCGGTATCGCTAAATGATGGTATGGATTTTCTGGCCTCAATGAAAAAAGTCGAGGCACAAAGCGAGGAATTTGACCCGAATTTTTCGCTATTTTAGTGGCGCATGCATCAGGTGCATGAGTTTGCATTCGTTTTTGATTCCAGTGTTTGCCAGCCAGCGCCAGCGCTGGCGCGGCTCGGGGCTCCTGATGCACCTGCATTAAAAGCGACCCGTTAAGCGCGCAGGCGAGGCGGGGATAGCACTGCGCGCCAGACGTGGTGACAGGATTTATTTTACGCGTCTGTCCGCGTCGTGGCGGCGTGCTGAGTGGCGGGGTTGAATCATGAGGCATTGGCGGGGGTGCGTGGCGTGTGCGGCGTCTGGTGAAGTCTGAGGATATGCCGCCCGGAGGCGGCATTTTATGCGGGGTTACTCGGTCTCGATGTTGTAATCCTTAAAGCGGATCACCTCCATCCCGAGCCAGTCGTTTATCTCTTTGAAACGCTCCTGCAGCGGCGTCAGCTCGTTACGCACAAACACCCGAGCCACCTTCTCGATATCGCCCATCGAGCCGATATTTTCAGGCTTGCCGCCCATGAGCTGGAACGGCACGCGGTGCGCATCAAGCAGGTCAGCGGCGCTCACCTTCTTGATGTTAAAAAAATCATCCTTCGTGGCGACTTCACTCAACGGCACGATCTTGATGCCATCCGGTTTCCCGTTCGGGGCGTAGAAAAACAGGTTTTTAAAATTCCCGAGACCTTTCGAGTCCCGCATCGCGGAGCGCAGCGCCTCAACGTCGGTGCTGCTCTGCGCCGCGTCGGTCACGTACATGATGTAACCCGCGTGCGCGCCGTTCTGATAATACTTGCGACGAAACAGCGTGGCGGATTCATTCAGCCAGGCGGAATTGAGCGCGCTCAGGTATTCCGGCATCCCGTAGAGCTCCTGATTGATATCGGGCTCAAGCAAATGGCACACCGAACCGGGGGCGAACTGGTGCGGGTGCGTGTAGTCCGACACGTACCAGTAAACGCCATCCTCAACGCCACGGCGGGTGTATTTGGCCGGGGAGGTTTCCAGTTTAAAGAGCTGGCCGGTCACGCTCATGCGCTTTTCGAGATAGCCGTTGGCAAACACCAGATAATCGAGCACAAGGCGGCTGAAGTCCTGACGCGACAGCAACGGGTGCGGGATAAAGGTACTGGTCAGAATGTTGCGCTTTACGTAAATCGGGGAGCTGTGGTGGACGGCTGCGCGCAGGCTTTTTGCCAGTCCCGAGAAGTTGACCGGCGGCTCGTACCATTTGCCGTTATTGATGCACTCGACATAGTCGAGGATGTCGCGGCGATCCAGAACGGGTGACGGCTCACCAAAGGTGAACGCCTCCATTTTCTGCGGCGCGCTGGCGGTCATGCTGGTCTGTTTTGGCTGTTTGTTTTGGCGTTTTTTCATCTTAGTTAATATCCAGAATGGAGGCTGATTGCATACCGCTACCGGCGGAAAGCGGCTCGTTTAGCAGGGCGTGCATGGTCGCCCACGCGATATCCGCGTGGCTGGCTTCTTCGCTGCGGCTGGCTTCATAGGTGGCGCTGCGGCCGCTGCTGGTCATGGTTTTGCGGATAGCCATAAATGACTGCGTGATGTCGGTTGCACCGGCGTCGTATTCCAGACACCCGCGGCGAATGGTGTCTTTTGCTTTCAGCACCATTGCGGTTTTCATTTCCGGCGTGTAGCGGATGGCGCGCGCCGCCGGGAAGAATGAGCGCACGAGCTGGTAAACACCCTGGCCGATGCCGGTCGCATCGATGCCGATATAGTCGACGGTGTATTTCTCGGTCAGCGCCCGGATGGCCTCGGCCTGCGCGGCAAAGTCCATACCTTTCCACTGGTGACGCTCAAGGATGCGGAACTTGCCACCGGCAACCAGCGGCGGAGCCAGTACCGCACAGCCTGCGCTGTCGCCGGTGTGTGACGGGTCATAGCCAATCCAGACAGGACGCCAGTTAAACGGACGGTCGGCGAACGGCTCGAAGTCCTCCCATTCTTCCATCGCATCGACCATGCAGCGCTGCAGCTCCTCAAACGGGAATACCGACGCCTTATCGTCGACGAACTCGCACATAAACAGGTTACGGAAGTCATCCGCGCTGTTTTCCTGCTTAAGCTGGTCGAGGTTGAACAGGGTGCAGCCACCGGCGAGCGCGTCCTCAATGGTGACAATCTGCCGCCACTGGCCGTCCCCGCACAACATGCCACCGGCAAGCGCCTGATGACTGATGTCGATGTCGACACGTTCGTCGCGGTTGCTGCGGCCACGGTTAAACAGCTCGCCTGACCAGAACGGGTAAGCGCCGTGCGCCAGCGTCGACGGGGTCGAAAAATAGGTTGTGCGCAGGTGTGACTGCGAGGCCATGCCCGAGGCGACTTTCCTGAGCTTCTGAAAATTGGGGATCCAGAAAATTTCATCGACATACAGGTCGCCGTTGTGGCTCTGCGCGGTGTTGGAATTGGTACCGAGGAAAATCAGCTCAGCGCCGTTATTACCGATGACTATCGGGTCGCCTGACAGGTCGACGTCGACCAGACGCGCAAAGGCGATAATGTACTTACGGAACACGTAAGCCTGCGTTTTACTCGCTGACAAAAATATCTGATTTTGTCCGGTCTTAAGCGCGCGCAGGAGGGACTCGCGCGCAAAGTAGAACGTCGCGCCAATCTGTCGAGATTTCAGGATGTGGCGGATGCGGTGCTCTAACCCCGCTTTATGCCAGCGGAGCTGATAGTCAAACGACTGGTCAAAGAAAATCTCTTCCAGCTTCTCGATTGCCTCGTCGCTGAAATAATTACGTTTCGGCTTTTTGCGATCCCCTTTGTTGCGGCTGGCGATATTGGGGTTTAAATCCACCTCGTTTCCGGTCTGGCCGTAGCGGTTAACGCGCGCGAGGCGCTCCATCTGGCGCGAAAGAAAATCCGCGACTTTGAAGTCATGCGCGGTCAGGTCTGGCTTTGCGTAGAGCTGGATAAGCCGCGCCTCTAATGTGGATTCCACGCGGTTAATCGGGGCGGTTTCCTCCCATCCATCGCGCTGTTTCCAGCTCTGCACGGTCGGACGCTTGAGCTGCAGCATGTCGCAGATTTGCGGCACGGCGAACCCCTGCCAGTACAACAGCCGCGCCTGTCGTCGCGGGTCATTGAGCAGTGAAAGGTCAGTTGAAATGGTCATGCTTGCCTCGTTTTTTGGTGTTACGTGGCAAGGCTAAGGAAATGGGGGGTTATTCGCGCTAAGTGCCTGTTGTGTCAGATCTAATCAGATCGTAAGCGGTGGCTGATACGGGTCAGAGTCGGGAAACTAAACCCGCCCCGAAAACCCAACATCAGGACACCTGAACAATGGCAAAGAAAGTCTCTAAATGGTTTCGCATCGGCGTCGAAGGTGACACCTGCGATGGCCGTGTCATCAGCGGCGATGATATTCAGGATATGGCCGACACGTTCGACCCCCGCGTCTACGGCTGCCGCATTAACCTCGAACATATCCGGGGACTGATGCCTGACAGCCCGTTTAAACGTTATGGCGATGTGACCGAGCTTAAGGCGGAGGTTATCAGCGATGGCTCTGCGCTCGATGGCAAAAAAGCGCTGTTTGGCAAAATCGCCCCGCTCGACGAACTGGTCAGCATGGTTAAGGCCGGACAGAAGGTTTACACCTCCATGGAGATCCGCCCGAACTTTGCGAACAGCGGCAAATGTTACCTCGTTGGCCTGGCCGTCACCGATGACCCTGCAAGCCTCGGCACCGAATACCTCGAATTCTGCAGCCGCGCCGCGCAGAACCCGCTCGCCGGTAAAAAAGACCAGCCGGACGACGTTTTCTCTGTGGCTTCACTGGCTGAGCTGGAGTTTGAGGTCGTCCCCGACACCATGCTCAACAGCCTGACCGATAAGGTTAAGGCCATTTTCAGCCGCAAGCAGGCTAGCGATGACGCCCGTTTCGCGGATGTGCATGAGGCCGTAACCACCGTCACCGAGCTGGTGCAGACCAACCTCACCGCCACCGACCAGCGCGTCACCGAGCTGGAGACCGAGCTGGCGCAACTCAAGCAGGACGTGACCAGCAAGGCGGAAGAAAGCGCGCAGGCGTTTAACGACCTCAAAAGCTCCCTCGATAACACCGAAAGCCAGCGCCAGCCGCGCCGCGAGCTTTCAAAAGGCGGTACGGGGGACGAGCTGCTGACGAACTGCTGATAACACGCCGGGCGTGCTGCCCGGTCTGAACCCTTTTACCCGAACAGGAAAAACCATGCGTAAAGATACCCGCTTTAAATTTAATGCCTACCTGACCCGCGTCGCGGAGCTGAACGGTATTTCCACCGATGATGTGGACAAGAAATTCACCGTCGAGCCGTCGGTCACGCAAACCCTGATGACGACCCTGCAGATGTCATCCGCGTTTCTGACCAAAATCAACATCGTGCCGGTCGACGAGCTGAAAGGCGAAAAGGTCGGGGTTGGTGTTAACGGCATGATTGCGAGCACTGCCGACACCGCCGGTGATGATGAGCGTAAAACCGCTGATTTCACCGCGCTGGAGTCATTCAAATACGAGTGTGACCAGATTAACTTCGACTTCCATATCCGCTACAAACAGCTCGACCTGTGGGCGCGATTCCAGGACTTCCAGACCCGTATCCGTGACGCCATTATCAAACGTCAGTCGCTGGATTTCATCATGGCCGGTTTCAACGGCATTGAGCGCGCGGCAACCTCCGACCGCAAAAAAAATCCACTGCTGCAGGACGTCGCGATCGGCTGGCTGCAGAAATACCGCAATCAGGCACCCGCGCGCGTGATGTCCAAAATCACCGACGAGGACGGCAAGGTCATTTCCGAGGTGATCCGCGTGGGCAAAAACGGCGACTATGCCAACCTCGACGCGCTGGTCATGGATGCCACCGGCAACCTGATTGACGAGATTTATCAGGATGACCCGGAGCTGGTTGTCATCACTGGCCGTAAGCTGATGGCGGATAAGTATTTCCCTATCGTCAACAAAGAGCAGGAAAACACCGAGTCGCTGGCCGCTGACATCATCATCAGCCAGAAACGTATCGGCAATCTGCCAGCCGTGCGCGTGCCTTACTTCCCGGCAAATGCCCTGATGGTGACGCGTCTCGATAACCTGTCTATCTACTTTATGGATGACGCGCACCGCCGCAGCATCATCGAGAACCCGAAGAAAGACCGCATCGAAAACTACGAGTCAATGAATGTTGACTATGTGGTCGAGGCTTACGCCGCCGGTTGCCTGATTGAAAACATCAAGCTCGGTGACTTCACCGCACATGCAGCACCGGAAAGCGGAGAGTAAGCCATGACGAGTCCCGCAGCGCGTCACATGATGCGGGTCTCGGCCTCTGAAACAGCGCAGCGGGCTGCTAAGCCGCTGCGCAATGCAACTGCCTATGAGCAGATGCTGGTTAAGCTGGCCGCAGACAACCGCACGCTGAAACAAATCCGATCCAATGAGCGAAAGGCAGACAAAAAGCGTGAGCTGCTGCCGTTCTATCTGCCGTGGGTCGCTGGCGTCCTCGCAAACGGCAAGGGTGCGCAGGATGACATTGTCATGACTGTCATGCTGTGGCGTCTCGATGCTGACGATATCGCCGGGGCGCTGGAGATTGCCCGATATGCCATGACCTACGGCCTGACCATGCCGACCGGGCGACGTCCAACGCCTTACCTGCTGGCCGAAGAGGTCGCGCTCGCCGCGCAGCGCCTGCTCATGGCAAAACAGCCGGTCGAGCTCGAAAACCTGCTCGACACCCTCGCGCTGACCGAGCGCGCGGATATGCCCGATATCGTGCGCGCGAAGCTGCACAAAATCACCGGCTACGTGCTGCGTGATGCAAAGCAACTGCCCGAAGCGCTGGCGCACCTGCAGCGTGCGATCCAGTTAGAAAGCACTATCGGCGTGCGAAAAGACATTGAGCAGTTAGAGCGTCAGCTCAGGCCAAAGCCTGAACCGGCACCGAAAACCAAAACGACTCAACCGCGCACGCGCAAAGTCGCCGCTAAACCGGCGGCACGGCGCGGGCGTCCACCAAAGGCGGCAAAAGCCGCAGGTTAACCGAGCGCTCCCCGAGCCGGGCGGCACGCCGGTCAATGCGGGTATTCATTGCCCTGACTGCGAACGGCGTCCACCGCCCACCCATTACCCGAGGTTGTCATGACGACGCTGATTATTGAGCAAAACAAAGAGCCGCAGGATGTGCCGGGCGTGGTGATACCGCCACCGGGCGTGAGCGAGCCGGTAATCAAAAACACCCTGTTTTATCCTGACGTGGATCCGAAGCGCGTGCGCGAAGAACTCCGCCTTGAGCAGACCGTTTCCCCCGTACGTCTGCGCCGGGCGATTAAGACCGCCATCGCGGAGACAAACGCGGAGCTGGGCGAGTGGCGCGAGCGTCAGCTCGAAGCCGGTCACGCCACGCTGGCCGAAGTCCCAAGCGACGAGCTCGACGGCGAGAGCGTGCGGGTTTTCCACTATTTCAATGCTGTGTGTGCCATGACGACCGCCACGCTTTATGAGCGTTTTCGCGGCGTGGATGCGACCGCCAAAGGGGACAAAAAGGCCGACAGCATCGACAGCACTATCGATGAAATGTGGCGGGATATGCGCTGGTCTGTGGCGCGTATCCAGGACAAGGCGCGCTGCATTGTGGGGCAAATCTGATGAAAGCATATGCGCTGCAGGGCGACACCCTCGACGCAATTTGCGCCCGGTATTACGGGCGCACAGAGGGCGTGGTCGAAACCGTCTTAGAGGCAAATCCCGGCCTGTCCGAGCTCGGCGTGATCCTGCCGCACGGTACGGCAATTGAGCTGCCCGAGACCGAGAGCGCGGCCAGAACCGAAACGGTGAATCTATGGGACTGAGTATGGAAAAAATCACCACGCTTATCGCCTACTGGCTGGCCGTGGGGCTGGCGTATATCGGGGCGATGTCACCCGAAAAGATGGCGCTTTACGTGGGCGGCGGATGCGCCATTTTTACCGCGCTGACGAACTACTGGTTTAAGCGCAAAACCTATCTCTATCTGACGTCTCTCGGACTCGATAAGGGGGCTATTCGTGAAATCAATCGTTAAACGTTGCAGTGTGGCCGCCGTGCTGGCGCTGGCAGCACTGATGCCTGACTTTCGTCTGCTTAACACCTCGCCCGAGGGGCTGGCGCTGATTGCCGACCTCGAAGGTTGTCGCCTGACGCCTTACCAGTGCAGCGCGGGAGTGTGGACGTCAGGCATCGGCCACACTGCAGGCGTCGTGCCGAAGGGGGAAATCACCGAACGGCAGGCGGCGGCGAACCTCGTCGCGGATGTGCTGAACGTCGAGAAACGTCTTGCTGTCTGCGTGCCGGTGGAAATGCCGCAGCACATTTACGACGCGCTGGTCAGCTTCTCATTCAACGTGGGAACCGGCGCGGCCTGCCGGTCGACGCTGGTCTCGTATATCAAACGTCATCAATGGTGGCAGGTGTGCGACCAGCTCCCCCGCTGGGTTTACGTGAACGGCGAAATTAACAAAGGACTGGAAAATCGCCGCGCGCGCGAGCGTGCTTACTGCCTCAGGGGGATTGAATGAAACTGATGTTGTTATTACTGGCCGCGCTGATGGCGGTTGTGCTCTGGCAGCGTCATGAAAACGGCAACCTGACGCGCTCGTTTGAACGGGCAAACAGGGTCGCGACCGAACAAAAAACCACGATCGGGATGCTGAAAAATCAGCTTTCCGTTTCGCAGGGAATTGCCAGGCGAAATGAAACCGCGCAGGTCAGTCTACGCGGCGAACTGCTGGCCGCCGGTGCAATGGCCGTGCGGCGTGAAGAAACCATTACGAGGCTGATAAATGAGAATGAAACCCTACGCCGCTGGTATAGCGCTGAGCTGCCTGATGTTGTGCGTCGGCTGCACACCCGCACCTCCTGCGCCTCCGCCGGTCATTGTTTACAGCGCCTGCCCGAAGGTGAGCTATTGCCCGATGCCGGGAAGCGACCCGGCCACTAATGGCGATCTGAGCGCCGATATTCGCAGGCTTGAGCACGCGCTGGCCGCCTGCGCGCTGCAGGTAGAAACCATCAAAGACTGTCAGGATAAACTCGATGAAGAAAGCACGCAGCCTGCGCGAAGCGCTGATTAAAGCCGTTCCGCAGCTTGAAACAAACCCCGAAATGATGCGCATCTTTGCAGATGAGGGGAATATCGATGCGCGGCTCGCGGCCTCGCTGTCGCACGAGAAAATTTACACACTGAATGTGATCGTGTGTGACTTTGTGGGCGACCCTGATTTGATTTTCGTGCCGGTGGCCGCATGGCTCAGGGAAAACCAGCCGGATATCTGCACGCTCGATGACGGCCGCAAAAAGGGCTACCGTTTCCAGATGGATTTGAACGACGGGGACAGCGTCGATATCAGCATCAGCCTGCAGCTCACCGAGCGCACCCTCATCAAAGAGGAAAATGGCGCGCTGCACGTAAGCTATGCCCCTGAGCCGCCGCTGCCGGAGCCCGTCACCCGGCCAAAAGAGCTCTATATCAATGGCGAACTGGTGAGCAAATGGGATGAGTGAATTTAAGCCCTTTGACGACCGGCTCAATGGCCTGATTGCTGCCCTGTCACCCGCTGCGCGCCGCAAGCTGGCCGGAGAGATAGCGAAGGAGCTGCGCAAGTCGCAACAGCAACGTATCAAGCTGCAGAAAGCCCCGGACGGCTCGCCGTATCAGGCGCGAAAGCGTCAGCCGCTCAGGGCTAAGACCGGACGGATTAAACGGGCGATGTTCCAGAAACTCAGGACAAACCGGTACATGAAAGCCACTGGCCGTGAAAACAGCGCGGTGGTGGAATTTACCGGCAAGGTGCAGCGCATCGCGCGTGTCCATCAGCTCGGGCTAAAAGACCGCCCTAACCCGCACAGCCGCGACGTACAGTATGCAGCGCGCCAGCTACTCGGATTCAGCCGGGAAGATAAACAGCTCGTCGAGACTCTGATAATTAAACACCTTTCTCTCTGAGCGTTGTCACAACAACCACAAAACACCGTTCCATTGCCGCTGGCCTCGCCCGGCGGCATCCTTTCCCCATGAATAATCTAAATTCTCTGCAGGAAATCGCACGCGCGATCCGCAACCTCATCCGCACCGGTATCGTGACAGACGTCGACCTCGACGAGGGACTTTGTCGCGTCCAGACCGGCGGCATGGAAACCACCTGGCTCAACTGGCTGACCTGCCGCGCCGGTCGCTCGCGCGTATGGTGGGCTCCATCCGTTGGCGAGCAGGTGCTTTTGCTTGCTGTCGGCGGCGAACTCGATACGGCGTTTGTGCTGCCCGGCATTTTCTCTGACGACCATCCCGCGCCGTCTGCCTCCCCTGATGCGCTTCACGTGTCCTTTCCTGACGGGGCGGTTATCGAGTATGAGCCAGAAAGCGGCGCGCTCACCGTGTCCGGCATCAAAACCGCAGACGTCACCGCGTCTAAGTCCATTACGGCCACCGTGCCGGTGGTGCTGGTGAAAGCGTCGAGCCGCATCACGCTCGATACGCCGGAGGTGGTTTGCACCAACAAGCTGACAACCGGCACGCTCGAAGTGAAGAACGGCGGGAAGATGAGCGGGAACATCGAGCACACCGGCGGGACACTGAAATCAAACGGCGTGCAGGTGGATAACCACGCGCACGGCAACGTACAGAGCGGCGGAAGCTGGACTAAGGGGACGCAATGACGGTGCGTTATCTGGGAATGAACAGCCAGACCGGCCTCAGTATCTCTGAGGTTGAGCATATCCGGCAAAGCGTGCGCGACATTCTGGTCACGCCGGTTGGGTCGCGCGTCATGCGCCGTGAATACGGCTCGCTCCTGTCGCAGATGATTGACCAGCCGCAGACCCCGGCGCTGCGCCTGCAGATTATGGCCGCGTGCTATTCCGCGATCCAGAAGTGGGAGCCTCGCGTCAGCCTCACGACCATCACCTTTGAACGGTCGGAGACCGACGGCGGGCTGTATGTCGACATCACCGGCACCCGCTCCACCGGCGGCCAGCTATTTTCACTTACCATTCCACTGAGTTAAACGCTATGGCAATTGTTGACCTGAGCCAGCTCGCCGCGCCTGACGTCGTGGAAGAACTGGACTATGAGACCATCCTGAGCGAACGAAAGGCGACGCTCATCTCGCTTTATCCCGAGGAACAACAGGAGGCAGTCGCGCGCACATTGACGCTCGAATCAGAGCCGATTGTTAAGCTACTGCAGGAAAACGCCTACCGGGAAGTTATCTGGCGACAGCGCGTCAACGAGTCCGCGCGTGCGGTCATGCTGGCCTACGCCACCGGCGCAGACCTCGACCAGATAGGCGGAAATTACAACGTCGAGCGCCTTGTCATCACGCCTGCAGACGATACGACGTTACCGCCGACGCCTGCCGTGATGGAGTCGGACACCGACTACCGGCTGCGCATTCAGCAGGCTTTTGAGGGGCTGAGTACCGCAGGCTCTACCGGCTCCTATCAGTTTCATGGCCGCAGCGCTGACGGGCGGGTCGCCGATATTTCGGTCATCAGTCCCGCGCCTGCGTGTGTCACCGTGACGGTGCTGTCCCGTGAAAATAACGGCGTGGCGTCTGACGAGGTGCTCGCTATCGTGCGCACCGCGCTGAACGATGAGGACGTCAGGCCGGTCGCTGACCGCGTGACCGTGCAGTCGGCGAACATTGTCGACTATAAAATCACCGCATCGCTTTACCTTTACCCCGGTCCCGAAAGCGAGCCGGTGCTCAGTGCGGCGAAAACTAAGCTGCAGGCGTATATCACCGCGCAGCACCGGCTCGGGCGCGATATCCGCAAATCTGCGATTTATGCCGCGCTCCACGTCGAAGGTGTGCAGCGCGTCGAGCTGGCCGAACCGGTGGCCGACATCGTGCTCGATGACACGCAGGCGTCATGGTGCAGCGAGTACAGCGTGACTATCGGGGGCAACGATGAATGATACCCGCCTGCTGCCGGTGGGCTCGTCGCCGCTTGAGGTGGCGGCTGCGCGCGCCTGCGCTGAGATTGAAAATACCCCCGTTCCGCTGCGCCGTCTCTGGAGCCCCGATAACTGCCCGGCAAATCTGCTGCCGTGGCTGGCGTGGGCGTTTTCCGTTGACCGCTGGGATGAGAACTGGCCGGAGGCCACAAAGCGGGATGTGATCCGCGCGGCGTGGTTTATCCATGCGCACAAAGGAACGATTGGGGCTGTGCGTCGCGTGGTGGAGCCGCTCGGCTACCTGATTAACGTGTCCGAGTGGTGGGAAACCAACGACCCGCCCGGCACGTTTCGCCTCGATATCGGTGTGTTAGAGACCGGCATCACCGAGGAAATGTATTACGAAATGGAACGGCTCATCGCGGATGCCAAACCAGCCAGCCGCCACCTTATCGGCCTGACTATCATTCAGGACATTCCCGGCAACCTCTACACCGGAGCCCTGACCTATGACGGCGACATCATCACGGTTTATCCCGGATAAGTGAGAGAACAATGACAGTGAAATACAAAACGGTCATCACCAAAGCCGGTGCAGTTAAGCTGGCCGCAGCGACCGTCCCGAATGGTAAAAAAGTGAATTTTACGGCGATGGCCATCGGTGACGGTGGCGGCACGCTGCCAGTGCCTGACCCGAACCAGACAAAGCTCGTCAAAGAGGTCTGGCGTCACGCGCTGAACAAAATCAGCCAGGACAATAAAAACAAAAATTATGTCGTTGCGGAGCTGCTTATCCCGCCGGAGACCGGCGGTTTCTGGATGCGTGAAATGGGGCTTTATGATGATACCGGCACGCTGATTGCGGTCGGTAACATGGCCGAAAGCTACAAGCCAGCGCTGGCAGAGGGGTCAGGCCGTGCGCAGACCGTGCGTATGGTCATCATGGTAAGCGACATCGAATCAGTCGAGCTGACCATCGACACCTCAATGGTGATGGCAACGCAGGACTACGTTGACGACAAGCTCGCGGAGCATGAGCAGTCCCGCCGGCACCCTGACGCCACGCTCACAGCAAAGGGTTTCACGCAGTTAAGCAGTGCGACCGACAGCACGTCTGAGAGCGTCGCAGCAACGCCGAAAGCGGTAAAGGCGGCGTATGACCTTGCTAAGGGGAAATATACGGCTCAGGACGCCACCACGACGCAAAAGGGTATCGTCCAGCTCAGTAGCGCGGTAGACAGCGCGTCTGAGAGCGTCGCAGCGACGCCAAAAGCGGTTAAAGCGGCTAACGATAATGCAAATAGCCGTTTACCGCTTGCGGGCGGCTGGCTGACAGGTGGGTTTGGAATTAAAACCTCTATTGGCAGCGTGTCGTTTGGGGTGGGTAACTCTGATGTGTATATCGCTAACGGTGCGTCGAATAAGTTTCTGCAACTGAAGCATACGGGCGAGCTGAAGTATGACGACAAGGCTATCTACCATGAGGGGTATAAGCCCACGGCTGACGATGTCGGCGCGTTACCAGTTAAAGGTACAGCGGAAGCCGCAAATAAACTCGCCACCGCGCGAAAAATTGCAGGTGTGGATTTTGACGGCACCAAAGATATCAGCCTGAAAACCTCGAATCTGGATGATGCGGGCACGGCGGCTAAAAAAGATGCGACCACCTCCCGCACAGATACCACCGACGGGCGAGTCTTACAGGTCGGTGACTTTGGTGTGGGTGCGGTGGCAGGTGTCAGTCTGACTGATGCTAATAATATCAATTTTAATGGTTTTTTCAGAATGAGCGCCGAGGGTGTTCATGGCCCGGTTGCGAATAAGGCCTCTGAGCTGATTCATTGCCAGTACGACCAGAATACTGGTCGACAGATTGGCTGGCGTGCAGGTAGCCCGGAAGAGCCACTGCGCCACCGGACAAAAATTAACGGCCAGTGGCAGGGCTGGATTAAGCTTTACGATTCAAATAACCCGCCCACGGCTGATGAAGTCGATGCCGTTTCAGCGTCAAAGGGGGGCACTTTCCTGAAAGAGGTCGCTTTCTCTGAAGGCGTGAAAATCAGGAACGCAACGGGGATTTATCAGGGCGAGGATAGCGCAGGTTTTTCCAGTAATAACCTGATGCTGAAATCATGGAACGGTATCGGATTCTATTGCACCCTCACCGGCAGTGAGGGCGTCACGGTCTTTGTCGATACCCGTGGTGGGCATGTGGAGGCGAGAGGCCAGATTAAGCCGGGTAGCTATGAGAATTTCGATAACCGTTTTTATACCAAGTCGCTGGCTAACAGCACTTTCCAGAAGGTCAATACCGCATCGAGAGGGTCGCGCGGATGGTTTAAAGATTCCAACACGGGAATGATATTTCAGTGGGGGATTGAGAGCGTTAGCGGGGCAACCACGCGAACATTAAGTTTCCCGGTTTCGTTTCCGACTGGTTGCGCATCGCTGACGGTATCAAACAACATCGAGCGAACGGCTGGCGAAAACTCAATGACGGGATTTATTAAATCGGCATCACAATATTCCCTGTCAAATACTGCCGCAACAGATCGCCAGTTATGCTGGTTTGCAATTGGTTATTAGGAAGATAAAAGATGAATTATTATTTTTCGAAAACAACGCTGGGTTTTTATTGCGACGAGGTGAATAAATCCACTCCTGCTGATGCCGTGGAAATCAGTGAAGAATCATACTTTTCGCTGCGTGAGGGGCAATCCACGGGCAAAGTGATTGCTGCTGACGAGGCCGGAAACCCCATTTTAGTCGACCCGCCGGAGCCCACGCCCGATGCGCTCATTGCACTGGCTGAAGAAACCCGGACTGCATTGATGGCTGAGGCTAACGCCAGAATCACGCCGCTGCAGGATGCATACGAGCTCGGGATTGACACCGGGGAAGAGGCTGAATTGCTCACCCGCTGGAAGCGTTACCGCGTGATGTTAAACCGACTCGATATCAGCGCGGCGCCATCAATAGAATGGCCTGAAAAACCAGTCTGACCTGAGCCCTCCACCCGGAGGGCTTTTGTTTGTTGTTTCATTCCCCCACCAACGGCATTGCATCGCACCCGTGCTGCACACAACAGAAAATAGTCGCACCCCTTAACCACGGAGTTAAACAGATGGGCGACTATCATCACGGCGTCGAGGTCATTGAGATTAACGATGGCACGCGCACCATTTCCACCGTCTCGACGGCCATCATCGGCATGGTCTGCACGGCCAGCGATGCTGACGAAAAGACGTTTCCACTTAACGAGCCGGTGCTGATTACCAGTGTGCAAACAGCTATCGGTAAAGCCGGTAAAAAAGGCACGCTGTCAAAATCCCTGCAGGCCATCGCCGACCAGTGCAAGCCGGTCATTGTGGTGGTGCGCGTTCCCGAAGGTATCGACGACCCGGAAGACCCGGAAGCGGCGCAGAAAGAAACCATTTCCAACATCATCGGCACGACCGACGAAAACGGCAAATACACCGGGCTGAAAGCGCTGTTAACGGCGAAAACCGTCACCGGCGTTAAGCCGCGCATTCTCGGCGTGCCGGGACTGGATACGCAGGAAGTGGCGACCGCGCTTGCGTCGACCTGTCAGAGCCTGCGCGCGTTCGGCTACGTGAGCGCGTGGGGTTGCAAGACCATTTCCGACGCGATCGCCTATCGGGAAAACTTCAGCCAGCGCGAGCTGATGGTCATTCACCCTGATTTTCTGGCATGGGACACCACGACGAACGAAACCCAGACCGCATGGGCGACCGCCCGCGCGCTCGGCCTGCGTGCCAAAATCGACCAGGAAACCGGCTGGCACAAAACGCTCTCTAACGTCGGCGTGAATGGCGTCACCGGCGTCAGCGCCTCGGTGTCATGGGATTTGCAGGAGAAGGCCACCGACGCCAACCTGCTGAATCAGGCCGGGGTGACAACGCTCATCCGCAACGACGGCTTTAAGTTTTGGGGCAACCGTACCTGCTCAGATGACCCGCTTTTCCTGTTTGAAAACTACACCCGCACGGCGCAGGTGCTGGCCGACACGATGGCGGAGGCGCACGCCTGGGCGATTGATAAACCCGTTACTGCAACGCTCATCCGCGACATCGTCGCCGGTATCAATGCGAAATTCCGCGAGCTGAAAAACAACGGCTATATCGTCGACGGCACCTGCTGGTACGACCCGGAGTCAAACACCGTGGAAACCCTGAAAGCCGGGAAGCTGTATATCGATTACGACTACACCCCCGTCCCGCCGCTGGAAAACCTGACCCTGCGCCAGCGCATCACCGATACCTATCTGGCAGACCTGTCAGACTCGGTCAACAGCTAAGGAGCTCAGAGCATGGCGTTACCACGCAAACTGAAATACCTGAACATGTTTAACGACGGTCTCAGCTATATGGGCGTCGTTGAATCCGTCACCCTGCCAAAGCTGACCCGCAAGCTGGAGAAATATCGCGGCGGCGGGATGCCGGGCTCGGTGTCAATTGACCTCGGCCTCGATGACGACGCGCTGTCGCTTGAGTGGACGCTGGGCGGCCTGCCTGACGTCGCGCTGTGGGCGCAGTACGCGTCACCGGGCGCGGATAGCGTGCCGCTGCGCTTCACCGGCTCATTCCAGCGCGATGACACCGGCGCTATTTCTGCCGTTGAGGTGGTCATGCGTGGCCGTCATAAGGAGTACGACGGCGGCGAAAACAAACAGGGCGAAAGCGGCACGACCAAAATCGCGACCGAGTGCTCTTACTACCAGCTCACGATTGACGGCAAAGAGGTCATCGAGATTGACGTCGTCAACATGGTGATGAAAGTCGACGGCGTCGACCGTCTCGCTGAGCACCGCCGGGCGATTGGCCTGTAACCCCTTGACCGGTCAGCCAGGCTGGCCGGTCACTTACTCACATTCAAAGAGAGCAACATCATGGAAAACATCAACGAAACCGCCACCACCGAAACCGAAAACCCGAACATTGTGATCCTCGATAATCCCGTCATGCGCGGTGAGCAGAAAATCGAGCAGGTCACAGTCACAAAACCCAACGCGGGAACCCTGCGCGGCGTGAGTCTGGCCTCACTGGCAAACTCAGACGTCGATGCGCTGATTAAAGTGCTGCCGCGTATGACGTACCCGGCGCTCACCGAGCATGAGGTCATGCGTCTGGAAGCGTCAGACCTGATTTTGTTCGCCGGTAAGGTGGTCGGTTTTTTGTCGCCATCTTCGGCTCGCTGACCTTTCCGGATAACCTTTCGGTCGATGACCTGATGGCGGATATCGCGGTGATATTTCACTGGCCGCCATCAGAGCTGAATTCCCTGAGCGTGACCGAGCTCATCACATGGCGCGAAAAGGCGCTGCAGCGAAGCGGACACCACCATGAGCAATAACGTCAGGATTGAGGTACTGCTAAACGCAGTCGACCGGGCAAGCCGACCGCTCAAAGCTATCCAGACTGCCAGCAAGACCCTTGCTGGCGATATCCGCACTTCTCAAAACAGCCTGCGCGATCTGAATGCGCAGGCTGGCCGAATTGACGGATTCAGGAAAGCGAGCGCACAGCTTGCCGTGACCGGCCAGTCGCTTAACAAGGCGAAACAGGAAGCCGCCGCGCTGGCCGTCCAGTTTAAAAACACGCAGAACCCAACTACCGCGCAGGCGCGCGCGATGGAGGCGGCGAAGAAATCCGCCGCTGACCTGCAGCTCAAATACAACAGCCTCAGGCTGTCGGTACAGCGCCAGCGCACCGAACTCGCGCGGGCTGGTATTAATACCCGTACCCTGTCGGCGGATGAGCGCCGCCTGAAAACCAGCATCAGTGAGACGACCGCGCAGCTCAACCGGCAGCGCGGGGCACTGGCGCGGGTCAGTCAACAGCAGGCGCGACTGAGTCGCATTAAAGAGCGTTATCAGGCCGGTAAATCCCTTGCCGGAGGCGCTGCAGCGGCAGGCGCGGCGGGCGTCGGTATCGCCACGACGGGAACGATGGCCGGAGTAAAATTACTCGCACCCGGTTATAACTTTGCACAGAAAAACTCTGAGCTGCAGGCCGTGCTCGGGGTCGAAAAACAGTCGCCAGAAATGGAGGCGCTGCGCAAACAGGCGCGCCAGCTCGGGGACAATACCGCTGCGTCTGCAGATGATGCAGCCGGTGCGCAAATTATTATCGCGAAAGCTGGAGGCGATGCTGCAGCAATACAGGCTGCGACGCCTGTCACGCTAGATATGGCGCTGGCTAACAGAAGGTCAATGGAGGAAAACGCCCAGTTACTGCTGGGAACAAAAGCGGCGTTTCAATTAGAGAATAGTGACGTTAGCCATGTTGGCGACGTGTTATCAGCAACGATGAATAAATCAGCTGCTGACTTTCAAGGGCTAAGTGATGCTTTAACATATCTCGGGCCGGTGGCGAAAACCGCTGGTGTAAGTCTTGAGCAAGCTGCAGCAATGACAGGCGTGCTTCATGACAACAATATCAGAGGCTCAATGGCTGGTACTGGCAGCAGTGCTGTCGTCAGCCGATTGCAGGCACCAACCGGGAAAGCATGGACAGCACTTAAAGAGCTTGGAGTTAAGACCTCTGATAGTAAGGGCAATATGCGCCCGATATTTAGCATCCTGAAAGAAATTCAGGCGAGCTTTGATAAGCACAAACTCGGTAACGCACAGCAGGGAGAATACCTTAAAACGATTTTTGGAGAGGAAGCCCTAAAATCGTCAAACGTGTTACTCGCAGCTGCTGCGAGCGGCAAGCTCGACCAGCTCACGGCGGCGTTAAAAGCCTCGGACGGCAAAACCGCTGAGCTGGTCAAAATCATGCAGGACAACCTCGGCGGCGACTTTAAAGAATTCCAGTCAGCCTATGAGGCCGTTGGCACAGACCTATACGACCAGCAAGATAGCTCTCTACGAAAATTAACTCAAACAGCCACACGGTACGTTTTACAACTCGATGACTGGATCAAAAACAATAAGGAGCTTGCCGAAACAATCGGCATCATAGCAGGAGGCGCACTGGCAATTATTGGCATCCTCGGGGCAATTGGTCTGGTCGCCTGGCCGGTCATTACCGGCATTAATATTTTGATTGCCGGTGCATCACTGCTGGGGACGGTTTTCTCTGCGGTGGGCGGTGCCATCATGACCGTGCTCGGGGCGCTTACCTGGCCGATTGTGGCTGTTGGCGTTGCCATCATCGCCGGTGCGCTGCTCATCCGCAAATACTGGGAACCAATAAGCGCATTTTTCTCAGGCGTAATGGAGGGGATAAAGCAGGCTTTTGCCCCTGTAGTGGAGTTATTCGAACCGTTAAAGCCGGTTTTCGACTGGCTGGGTGAAAAACTCAAAGCGGCGTGGCAGTGGTTTAAAGACCTGATCGCACCGGTTAAGTCGACGCAGGAGACGCTCGACAACTGCAAAAATGCGGGTGTGATGTTCGGTAAGATGCTGGCCGAAGCGCTGATGTTACCGCTCAAAAGCTTTAATACATTGCGTACCGGCGTTAACTGGTTACTGGAAAAGCTCGGTGTCATCAAAAAGGAGTCGGGCGAGCTCGACCAGACGGCCGCAAAAGCCAACGCCGCCACCGGCTCGCAAAAGGGGTCTTATATTCCGGCCACCTCGGCATATGGAGGATATCAGGCATATCAGCCAGTAACGGCTCCCACCGGAAAGACTTACGTCGACCAGAGCAAGCCAGAATATAACATTCACCTGAATGGTGGCATTGCGCCGGGCAGCGACCTTGATCGCCAGCTCCGCGAGGCTGTCGATAAACTCGACCGGGAAAACCGTGCGCGTCAGCGCTCAAGTATGCGTCATGACTGAGGGGGATAAAGCATGTTAATGGTTTTAGGTTTATTTGTGTTTGAGCGCCGCACGCTGCCCTATCAGTCTATGCAGTATTCGAAGGATTACCGCTGGGCGTCAAACGACCGTATCGGAAAGCCACCGGCTTACCAGTATCTCGGGGAAGGGGAAACCACGCGCACGCTGTCGGGTGTCCTCTATCCCGAAATTACCGGCGGGCGTCTGTCACTGACCGCCATCGAGCTGATGGCCGACGAGGGGCGCGCGTGGCCGCTGATTGACGGGACGGGCATGATCCACGGCATGTATGTCATCGACAAAGTGACGCATACGCACACTGAGCTATTCAGTGACGGGGCTGCCAGAAAAATCGAGTTTAGCCTGTCCCTTAAACGGGTAGATGAATCGCTGGCGGCCATTTACGGCGACCTTAAAACGCAGGCCGACAATCTGGTCACGTCTGCCGGTGACTGGCTGGGAGGGCTGGCAGGATGATTACGGGAATGAATATTCAGGCCGGGGCGAAGATAGCCCCGGCGTTTATGCTCAAGCTGGATAACGAGGATATCACGCAGGATTTCAGTGACCGCCTTATCAGCCTGACCATGACCGACAATCGCGGATTCGAGGCCGACCAGCTCGATATCGAGCTCGATGACACCGACGGCCAGATAGCAATGCCGCCGCGCGGCGCAACGTTGACGCTGTGGTTAGGCTGGCAGGATTCCGCGTTGATAAAAAAAGGGACGTTCACTGTCGACGAAATCGAGCACAGGGGCGCGCCTGATACGCTGACCATCAGGGGGCGAAGCGCTGATTTTCGCGGGTCGCTGAACTCGCGCCGGGAGCAGTCATGGCATGACACCACGCTCGGGCAAATTGTCGAGACGATTGCGGCACGCAATAAGCTGACGGCCAGCGTGGCCGACACGCTGAAAGCCGTCGCCGTGCCTCACATTGACCAGTCGCAGGAATCGGACGCGGTGTTTCTGTCCCGTCTGGCTGACCGGAACGGGGCGGCGGTTTCGGTAAAAGCGGGGAAACTGTTATTCCTGAAAGCGGGGAGCGGTAAGACTGCCAGCGGAAAGCCTATTCCGCAGATGACGCTTGAACGCGGCGACGGCGATCGTCATCAGTTTGCCATAGCTGACCGGGAAGCCTATACCGGCGTTACGGCAAAATGGCTGCACACCAAAGACCCGAAGCCGCAAAAGCAAAAGGTCAAGCTCAGACGTAAGCCTAAAGAGCAACACCTCCGCGCGCTGCAGCACCCGAAAGCAACCAAAGCCCCGGCAAAGGCCAAAGCGAAAAAAGAGCAGGAAGCACGCGAGGGTGAGTATATGGCCGGTGAGTCTGACAATGTGCTGGAGCTGACGACCATCTACGCGACTAAGGCGCAGGCCATGCGCGCCGCTCAGGCAAAGTGGGACAAGCTGCAGCGAGGCGTTGCGGAGTTTTCAATCTCGCTGGCGATTGGACGGGCAGATTTATTTCCTGAAACACCCATCGAGGTGAAAGGGTTTAAGCGCGTCATAGACGATCAGGCGTGGATTATCAGCCGTGTGGTGCATAACCTCAACGGGAACGGCTACACCACGGATTTAGAGCTTGAGGTCAAGATTTCGGATGTTGAGTACGAGCAAGTCAACGATTGA